GCAAGGGAAATTCAGATTGGAAGGTTGATTTTGATTTCATAATTCATTCCCAGGATAACTACATAAAAATCATAGAACGAAGAGCCTAATGCCAGATAGACCACGAAATAAGAAGCAGGATGTGGAAATGATGATATACGGAAAAATTCCTCCGCAGGCCCGGGACGTGGAGCAATCTATTCTCGGCGCGATCCTCCTTGAACGTGATGCATTTGACCGGGTGAATGATTTGTTACGGCCGGAATGTTTTTACGTGGAAGGCCATCAGCACATTTACGAATCCATGCAGCAGTTGAGCCGTACAAGTCAACCGATCGATGCGCACACGGTGATGGAAGAGCTTCGCAAACGCGAACAGCTGGAAATAGTTGGCGGACCATACTACGTCACACAACTGACCAACTTCGTCGTCAATAGCGCCCACACAGAAAAGCATTGCAAGATCGTCTATGAGAAATGGCTGAAGCGTGAAATGATTCGCCTGGGCGGCCAACTGGTCAGCGACGCGTATGAAGACAACACAGACGCTTTTGATTTACTGGATGATCTGGAAAGAAATTACCAAGCTATCACCAGCCAGATGGGCATGCAGACAATAACACCACTCGATGCCGAGCTGGTCCCGATCTTCAAACGCATCGCTGAGCTGCAGCAGCGCGATCAGCACATCACCGGTGTTCCATCCGGATATTATCCGCTGGATAAAATCACCCATGGCTGGCAGCCGACAGATCTCATTATCCTGGCAGCAAGACCATCAGTAGGTAAGACAGCGTTCGCACTCAACCTGGCACGTAATGCTGCACGCACGGCGCTGCGCGATCGCCCAGCGGTTAAAGTCGGAATGTTTTCTCTGGAAATGAGCAAGCAGCAGCTGGTGGAAAGAATGCTGGCATGCGAAAGTGATACCTGGCTATCCAAGATAAAAACAGGCCAGCTGGAAAAAGAGCACCTGCAGCGGCTCTACCAATACGGTATTCAACCGCTGGCTGGTCTGGGAATTTACCTGGATGATACTGGTGCATTAAATGTCTATCAGCTGCGTAGTAAGTGTCGGTATATGATCCGGAAGTTTGGTGTCAAGCTAATCATCATCGACTACCTGCAGCTGATGTCAGGTGTGGAGGACCGTAAGATTAACAACCGGGAGCAGGAGATCAGTAACATCAGCCGCAACCTAAAATTATTGGCCAAAGAATTGAGTGTGCCAATAATAGCATTGAGCCAGCTGAGCCGGGATGTTGAAAAAAGAAAAGGCGAAAATCCACGTCCACGTTTAAGCGATCTCCGGGACAGTGGCGCATTAGAACAGGATGCAGATATGGTGATGTTTTTATATCGTCAGGAAGCGATGGATGAAACTCTCAAAGGACAGATCCTTTTATCGATCACTAAGAACAGGCACGGTGCACTTGCGCAGGATGATGAGGCGATAAAGTTTCGTGCGGATCTGCCAACACAAAAATTCTCCATATGGCTGGATGATCCTTTATCGATAACACAGTCGGCCGGCATACCCGGTGGGAATTGGAGGCCTGTTAAAACAGAAAACCAGGGACTTCCTTTTGCGAATGATTAGCAATTTTAATATAAACCAAAGCGCATGAAAATAATAAACGCACCGGTAAAGTCATACATCCGTAAATGGGCCGGGAAAAAGTCGCCAATTGAAATGGCAGTTGATCTGGATGTCAGTAAAAGCCTGATTGTTTCACACGCATCCAGGATGAACATTAGCCTGCAGAAGAAGGACATTATCAAATCAAACAAGCTGATTGATAAAATAATTACCCAGCATCATAAAGAAATGACGCCAAGAGAAATGGCAGCCCTGGCAAATGTCGGCATACATCGGATCAGGCACCGAGGGTACAAGCGCGGAATTGAATTCGTAAGGGAAGTGGCGCCACCGGTAAAAAAATTTATAAAAAAGGGTAATCGTCTTCTATTCGATGAAACTCATCACGAAAACTGGCTTATATGAGTAAATGGACCGAAAAACATCTCCTTGGATTGGTCCACGATCGCAAGATCAAAGGATATCATATTCCGCAAAGGCAGAAAAATTATTCCGGAAATCAGCAAATAAATATTCCACGGGAAAAGCCAAAAGGCCTGGTATGGCTGGAATGGAACCTGTTGTATTGGGGTAATGAACGATCACTGCAGCTGGAGCAGGAACATCAGTTTGACCAGCAAAGAAAGTGGCGGTTTGATTTTGCTTTTCCAGCTATTAAGATCGCCGTAGAATATGAAGGCGGAATTTTTATGGACCGCAGTGGACACAATTCCCACACCGGAATCCAACGCGATATCGATAAGTATAACCGGGCCCAGGCGCTTGGGTGGAAGGTGATCCGGTGCTCGGCGAAGGATTATACGACGGTACCGAGAACTTTAAATGATCTCGTGAAATGAAAACGATAGAGCAACAAATGTCGGATAAGTGCATTCATTTCAATGGGATAATGAATGAATGTTGCAAGGCGGGGATAAAATATGCAGACGTAAGATCAATCGATAAGCCGTACAGATTCCCTTGTTTGAAACAGGGAGGTTCATGCGCCAATAGTCAATTCAGGACACCAGAAGAAGTTGAAAAGAGAATAGCAGAAATGGAGGACAATAGTATCAAAGTTTTAGGCGCCTATTTGAAAGTGAAAGATCACAGTGAAAAGACAAAACAGGATCATGGCAAATTACCGTGTGAATGTGGCGGGGAATTACATTACGCTGTTGCTCAGGGAAACGGGCATATCCGCGTGAAGTGTTCAGTTTGCGATATTGCATTTATGGAATAAAAAATTATAATCATGACAGCATCATTCACAGGAATTTCAAAAGTAACGCTGGAGCCAAATCCTGATGGAAAAAGCAGCCGGCATATCGCTACAGACTTCAGGCTCGAGGTTTCAAAGAATCAGGAGAAAAAGATATTTCTTGATTTTAATGACCGTCCAAAAAAAGAAGGAATAAAACCGTTAACGATCGCTTTTATCCACGGTCTTGTTGGTAATATTCACCTGGCCCACGAGAAAGGTTGGTGGGACAGCGCTGAACACCTTAGATATATCATTGATGAACTGACAAGGGGATTTGCCTCCGTTGCTAAAACAAGCGAAGGCGAAATGTAATTTCCCGGCTATATAATTTTAAAGAGTTGAAGAAGATTGTAAATAAAGGCGAGGACACCGGCAACAGCAGCAAGCCACCAGTATTTATTTTTCCGTCTTATTTCTATGATCTGTTGTTGAAGCAATGTCAGGCTCAAGTCTTCCTTAATATTTTCCTTTTCTTTTTTGGCGTCCAGTTTTTTTACAAATTCAGCAATACCAGACTTAGCTACTTCCCTTCCCTCAGTCGTGCATATGTAATTCTCATTGTGGGTTTTTACAATAAGGCTGTTATTTACAAGAAAATCAAATCCTTCTCGTATGGCGACTTTATTATCCTGCCAATGGGTATCCATTTTAATCAGGGTAACATAATTGTTGACCCCAGGATAAAGTTCAGCGAGATGTTTCAGGATATTATCAGCAAAATCAATCCAGGTAGAAGACATATTTTTTTTAAACAAGTTATAATTTTTACGTGAAAGAAATACCAATCCTATTCAGCACCGCGATGTGTCAGGCTCTGATTGCCGGTAGGAAAACAATGACCAGGCGGATGGTAAAGGGCACACCTCTTAAATGGCTGGATGACTTTACTTCAGAGTATGTAGCCATGCCGGAGAATAGTCTATGTCCCTACGGAAAGCCGGGGGATCTCCTTTGGGTAAGGGAAAGCTGTCTGTTTCTGCAATCGCAACCAAAGTCCGGATGGATATACAGGGCAGATGGTCACGACGATATTGACGAAGCATTGAAGCGGGAACGCTACCGGTGGCGGCCATCAATCCACATGCCAAAAGTAGCAGCACGTATCTGGCTGGAAGTAACCGATGTCAAAGTGGAACGGCTGCAACAAATTAGTAAGGAGGAAGCGATCGCGGAAGGCATCCTACACGACGAGATTGGGTTCAAAGACTATGATATGGCAATGGCAAAGGGATATGGGCATCCTGATTATGATTATCAACACGTTCAAGATGCGAAATTATCATTCAAATCGCTGTGGCAATCAATAAATGGTTGGGAAAGTTGGAATATCAATCCTTGGGTATGGTGTGTGTCGTTCAAAGTGCTCAGTACGACAGGGAAGCCACAACTAAAAGTATAAATTGACAACCAGGTTAACGAATCCTAAAGGTTGGCGTGACAACGATCGTTGTCATAAGCCATGAGTTATAATGAGATAGCTATTATCAACACCACGTGACAAAATTCTGCAAGCAAGAATTTTGTTTTTATGGCTCAGTAGCCATAATATTGAGTTTAGAAAAGTGGAGCTGGAGGGAGTCGAACCCTAAAGGTGACCCGCGCCAACGAGCACTGCGACCTCTCGCACCAGCCCCGCTAATCAACCCAAAAGTCGCATCACACGTGAATGCGGCTTTTGTCATTTGCAATAATATCTAATAGGCTTTTATATTTCTTTATTCAAATATTAACAATGTGTGGATAAGAGGATTTGACATGATGTAAATCATTGCACGGCAATTATTAATGATTTTTTTCACATTTGGATAAGTTTAACACATTTTCACATTATTCTGTGCATTTCCCTCGCTTCTATTTCACCACATTCAAAGCCGCCGGAACGTTTGTAACTAACGCCATAAATCCCACTTTCTCCCACTTATTGACATTGTAAAAATTACATTGTAATTAAAATAATTACATTTGGGTTATCTATGGGAGGCCGGACAATCGGACACAATAAAAAAGGGAAAAGATCAAAAGAGAAGCAACAGGCTGATTTTTTGGCTCGATTTTCCACCTTAGCATCGGTTTCAAAGGCTTGTAAATTATCAAGGGTACCACGATCAAATATTTACGATTGGTTAAAAATCGATACACAGTTTAAACAATTGTACGATTTAACCGCCGACCAAGCTTTGGGTGCACTAGAAGATGAAGCCGTTCGGAGGGCTTTCGAGGGAACAAACAGGCCTGTTTTTCAAGGTGGCAAGAAGGTGGGTTTGATAAGAGAATACTCAGATACACTTTTGATCGTGCTTCTTAAAGCCAGGGCTCCAGAAAAATATAAGGATCGTATGTATCAGGAACTTACTGGAAAGGGAGGCGGACCAGTGGCCACCGAATTAAAGATCATCAATATTGCTTCAAAAGTTCCTTTAGCCCAGTCCGAAGAAGAAATCAAGTAAATGCTTCAGACAACTATTGTTTACGATAGTAATCTACATTCAAAGAAGAAAAAGAATGTAAATCAAGGCGGAACAAGCTCGGGGAAAACATATAGCATACTACAGGTGCTTTTTATCCTGGCAATTAAGGATCCCGGATGTATTATCACTGTAGCCGGTCAGGATATACCCAACTTAAAAAAAGGGGCCATCAGGGATGCTCACAGGATCGTTCAATCATCAAAGACAATTGAAAGTCACATACTATCTTACAATAAATCAGACCGCATTTATGAGTTTAAGAATGGCAGCATCATAGAATTCAACTCATACGATGATGAACAGGATGCGAGAAGCGGTAAACGTGACTACCTGTTTGTGAATGAGGCAAATGGTATCAGTTATGAAATTTACTTCCAATTATCAATCCGAACCAAAAAGAAAGAATTCCTCGACTATAATCCTACGGCTAAGTTTTGGGTGCATGAAAAGCTTATTGGTAATCCAGAAGTAGCGCTGTTTATTTCTGATCACCGCCACAATCCCTTCCTTTCCGCGGAGCAGCATCATGAAATAGAAAATATACCAGATGAAGAACTATGGAAGGTTTATGCCAGAGGGATGACCGGAAAGATCAAAGGGCTGATCTATCCTAACTTTAAAATCATTGATGAATTCCCTTATATCCTTCCTTCGGTCTTTGGCCTGGACTTCGGATTCAACCACAAAACAGCGCTGATCGAAGTGGCTAAGGACTCGGACCGGTTGTTTTGGCACGAATTGATTTACCTGACGGAGCTCACCATCGGGGACCTGATCCAATTAATGAAGGAATTGAACCTGGGAAGAAAAAAGATTTATGCCGATCATGCCGCTGCCGATAAAATTGAAGATTTGAAAAGGGCGGGGTTTAATGTTCATAAGGCCGATAAGGATGTTCTGAACGGGATTGACTTTGTAAAGCGAAATCAATTATACATCACCAAAGGATCCACCGGGCTGCGCAAAGAAGCGATCGCCTACAAATGGAAAGAAAAGGATGGTGCGCAGCTAGATGAACCAATAAAGTTTAACGATGATGGAATGGATGCTGGCCGGTACGGCAGCTATAGTCATTTCAGAAAGCAAGGCCAGGTGGTTGTCGGAACAGGCGGCGGACCGGATCCAAACGATTTCAACGATGATCTTGCTAATTATAATCCTCTCGATTACATATAAAAAACAAGCCCACCGATAAAGATCGGCAGGCTGTAAATACTTAGTTAATCAGAAATCGTTTAAAACTGTTCTGCACACAATGTAATTAAAATAATACTCTTTGTAGTGAAATAATTTCTACATTTGACAAACTCTTTCTCCCAATGCCTCAACCTGTGCAAGACTCTTTGGCACTCATTCAACAGTGCCAAAAGGATGTAAACCAACTGCTAACCGGCCCAAAATTCTCAATGATTTTAGTGGAAGTCAATACTCGATTTGAGTTCATTAAAACGAAACTAAATCTAACAAAGGCAACGCTGGAACCGGAAACCCTGGAAAAAATTAACAGCACAAAAAGGTTTCAACCAATAACCCATATCAAGGGCAAACTAATTGAACGGCCAAAACATACCAAACGCGAAGCAATAGCAGCTGATATGCCTTACGTGGCCATCCTGCGGGAGAAAGGACAGAAGTTGTACGACAATTTCGTGGATATGAAGCCTGACGTTATCCTGCGGGATTTCCGGTCAAAGGAAGGCCAGGACGTGATCAGGACCGTGGCTAAGATGGCAGGCCTGGAAGATTTTAAAGAGGCAAAGTTGACAGTTCCATATATGGAAGAAATAGCCCTGGCGATCATGGAAAAGGAAGACGGGAAGGAAAAGCAGGAGAAGTTTAAAGATGATCTGAATAAATCCAAAGTAACCGTTGGTAATCCTGACGAAGAAGAAACTACGCAACCGGCTGACACCGGGAAATCCAAAAATAATGCGGCCAAAGCAAAATGAGGGTTAAGATAAATGATAAAGAAGTTATCATTCCCTCTTCGCTGTCTGAAATAACCATTGGCCAGCGCATAGAATTTCACAACCAATACGGCCGGCAACTGGATGAAATGCTGGACAGCATCCAGCAGATGAAGGATGAATACTTTAAAGAACTGGAGCTGATACAGTGGCATGCAGAAAAGATGTACCGGACGTTTGCCTTCTTTGCCGGCACAACTCCTGAAGCCTTAAAAGCAAGCAAGTTCATTGATGAGATTAGTAACATTTATTACGGCTGCCTGCAGGTGTTAATGGAAGACGAACAGAGCCAGGAACTGCAGCGCGAATTTGTATGGCATGACCAGGAATGGGAGATAGCGCCACCACAAATAAAGCGGGGTGATAAAATGACGTTTGGTGAGTTGATCGATGCAAAGCAGATCATTCAGAATATGATTCAGCTGGGCAGGGGTAAATGGGAGTACATGGTCATGCTGTGTGCAATATATCTCAGGAAAAAAGGTGAGCCATACGATGAATCGTTTTTGTTTGAGGATAGCGATCGGTTGAAGATGATGCATGAATTACCGATGAACATAGCCATGCAGGTGGGTTTTTTTTTGACCAGCACGTTAAGTTCCTGGATGAACACTTCGACATCTTCAGAAAAAGTAAAGCAAAGACGGCCGGCCATCATCTAAAGCGGCATTTTGAAAACTATGGATGGATCAACTTCTTGAAAAGCATAGCGGAAACAAAAGTATTTGATATGCCAGGCAGCCAAAAGGACAGCATACAATGTGCAAGGGAAGCTAACCTGTTTAATGTGTTGATTTTCGCCAGCGAATCCAAGAGTTTGAATGAAGCGCAGGCATTAGACCATGAAAACGAAATGGCCAGGATAAAACGGAAAAACAAATGAGTCAGAAAGCATTATTGGTAATCATTTCACTGGTTGGCGCCGGCAGCCTTCTTTTTTATTTTATAAAGACGATGAAGAAAGATAAGGCCGATCGGAAACACGATATCATGAAATATACCAACGGCGTTGATAAAACGCCAAAGCAACCGATTCATCCATTCCGAAAACCAAACACTAATAAATAAATTTTTATGAATGCAGTAAAGGACACACCGGCAATAAATCCACAGCAAATCCTATCCATGAAGGCCGGCATGGCTGCTGAAAAGTTTGATAAGGAATTAAAGGCCGTAAGATTTCCACAGACCAGGTTATCTGACAACTGGAAAGACCTGGCCGAAAAAGCTATTTGCAGAACATCCCCATTGCACCTGCGCATATCAATGAAAGATTTTAAGCAGGTATTCTCCGCGGATGTTGATGATATCAGCTTATTTGAGTTTGCCTGCCTATCAAATGCAATTGAATCTATTTCATTTGAACAAAGCGGGATGGATGAAGAGGTTTATATAAAGACGCTGGAAGAGGCATTGAAACATGTGGAGTATTACGCCCTGGAATCAAACAAGATCAGGTCAAAGGTAGAAAAGGAGGTTGAAAAAGAAGTATCGATGAAGGTGGCTGCAATACATGGAGGTGCAAACGCCATTTTAAAACCAGTAACAGGCGAAGCATGATCTACGTGAAGATGCCGGACGGCAAAGAATATGCGATCGGTCAAACGATTCTCGGGCGCATGAGGATTCGTTGGGATATCTGGTTAGAGCTTAAAAGTTATTAATTGAATTCTTACCAATACATACAATCGCTCTTTAAGGCCGTGCTTCTGCAGTCAAAGCAGATACAGGGCCGGCTGGTCCTGATGCCCGAAGGCGACGAACTAAACTTTGACAACTTCGAAAGGCTGACCACAGAAGCCAATAAGGAAGTAAAATTCCCAACGGCAGCATGGGCGCCACCAAGATCATCCGGGAAATTCGTTGCCAAGTACGATGAGTGGGAAGAATACACCATGCAAATGTTTTTCCTGAATACCACTTACTATGCCGGGAATAATACAGTAGCAAAAAGAAACAAAGGAACGGGGGTCAGCGATAAGCCCGTGATTGAAGAATGGGAAAACATGAAGGTGGCGGCCGTTGACTTTATTCGTGTGATGCAGCTGGTCCTGAAAGGGAATAACAATACCAGTGTCAACATGCTGGATGTTGTCCAGATATCCAATAAAGAAAAATTTATTCAACCGGTAAGCTTTGTCGGTACAAAAAGATTGAGTGGCGTGCGGCTGCAGTTTGTACTTCGGGTATTTGCAAACTGTAACATCCAGGATTATATAGATGGTGGGCTTATAGTCTTGCCACCATCTGATGAAAGCTCCTTTGATGCGGAACTGATAATTGTGCGGAATGAAGTGCTCAATATCGTTCAGGAACTGGGATGGGGTAGTTATGTGCACACACAAGCGGTGCCGGCAGCTACATGGAATGTTGCTCATAATCTCGGTTATTTTCCCAATGTTTCCATTGTCGACAGTGCAAACACACAGGTAATCGGTGATGTGGAATATGTGAATGAAAACTCATTAATACTAACCTTCAGCGGCGGCTTTAGCGGTAAGGCCTACCTGTCTTAAAAATAAAACTATGGCAAAGAAATTCGTCGTTCCTATTGACCTTAATAAACTTGAATTACAGAATCCGAGAATTCAAAACCTGGCTGCGGATCCAGGTTCGCCTGTGGAAGGGCAGATCTATTACAATACGGTCAGTAAAAAGAAAAGGACCTTCAATGGTACGACGTGGGATGAGGACGGTAGCGTCGCAACAGCTGTAACGCAGACATCAAACTCAGGTGGTGCCGGAAGGATGAAGGTATCTGCCGGCGCTGATAGAACAATCGGTGATTATGCCGGCGGTGCCGGTATTGTGAAGTCGGATGCCGATGGTGTAGTATCAGCTGCAGCTGCAGGTACCGATTATGTAACCAATGGATCATCCGGAGCCTTTACAAATAAATCTTTTGATGCCAATGGATCCGGCAATAGTATATCCAATTTGGAAACAGCTGATTTTGCAGCCAACGTTATTGATACCGATGGAACGCTGGCCGCTAATAGCGACACCAGGATTGCATCCCAAAAAGCGGTCAAGACTTACGTTGATATTGCTATTCAGGGCGTAAAATGGAAAGCATCGGTTCGCGTTGCCACAACAGCAGCTGGGACGCTGGCAAGTAGTTTTGAAAACGGCGATACAATAGACGGAGTTGTACTTGCCACAGGCGATCGCATTTTAATTAAAGATCAGGCGGATCCAAAGGAAAACGGGATTTACACCGTCAACGCTTCCGGAGCTCCAACCAGAGCGCTGGACTCAAACACCAGTGCTGAAATTCCCGGCTCGGCTGTAGGTGTGATGGAAGGAACAGCCAATGCTGAGAAAGCTTTCATCAATACAAACGATGCAACTTTCACTCTCGGATCTGATAACGTGACTTATGTTTCATTTGTCAGCGCATTAGTTCCTGCGGCAAGCACTACGGTTGAAGGAAAAGTCGAGCTGGCAACACTTGCGGAAACAGAAGCTAAATCAGACACAGGCCGGGCTGTAACACCATCCGGATTAGCCAACTTCCCAATTAAGAAAACATTTACGATCGGTGATACATCCACAACATCATTCGCATTAACGCATAGCCTGGGAACAAAAGATGTAGTTGTTTCTGTTCGTAGTACGACTACAGATGACCAGGTTATTGCAGATGTGAATTGCAACTCCACTTCACAGGTAACCATTTCATTCGCCGTGGCACCTGGCACAAATGAATATACAGTAACCGTAATTGGATAAAAGTGAAAACAACAAAAAAAATTGAAGTTAGGGACCGGCTAAATCTAATACCGGCAGCCGGCGATGTAACCAGCCCGCAAGACGGCGATGTTTGGTACAATGACACGACGGATAAATTTCGCAAAAGGGAAAACGGTATCACGTCAGACCTTGGAGCGGTTGCCGCATCATTTGACCTGGTCACAAATATGATGGTGACGAGAAACAATTTTTGGTCTGGAAGCTATTAAAATAAAACGCATATGGCAGCAGGTACTCAATTTATAGTCCCCGATACTCCGCACGTAGGAACAACTAAACTTGGAACAACATCGGCTCAGGTAAAATCTGATGGCACAACCGCCGGCTCTGGCACCGATTTAATGTATTGCGTTTTTGCGACGGGCGCCGATGGTTCATTTCTTCAGCGGGTACGGTTTAATACAGTAGCAAGTGCAGCAAACACCACAGGTGTGGCCACTACTCTGCGGGTTTATATATCAACCGTTTCAACCAGCGAGGGCTCAGCGGCTGGCGCAACCACATCAAGCAACACGCAACTGCTTGCCGAAATATCAGTTCCGGCAATAGCGTCTTCGCATTCAACAAATGCTACAAACTATTATGATGTCCCGCTGAATATTGCGCTGCCAACAGGAAAATATATCATGGTTTCGCAGCACGTAGCACAGACAACTAACCAGCAATGGCAGGCAACGGCTTTCGGAGGTGATTATTAATAATAACTTATGTCCTATCCTTATTTCGGGGAAGTTTCTGATTTTCCTTTTTTGCCTACAGGTATTAACGGGAATGTCCAGGTATTCGACAGTCAGGATAAAGATGTAACCCAACAGGTAACACGACATAAATGGACAAAGCCAAGATGGGCGACGATGGTTTATATGCTTTGCATCGGTGGTGGTGGTGGAGGCGGCGGTGGGTTTAGCGCAGCAAGCACAAATGCGAGAGGCGGCGGTGGAGGTGGAGGTTGTTCTGGGGTTGCAGTTGCTATAATGGATGCAATGACGCTGCCTGATATTTTAACAGTAATCGTTGGTGGTGGCGGTTTGGGAGGCGCGGCTGCATCTAACGGGGCAACCGGATTACGCTCTTATATCAGTACATCAAGTGGATCAGCGATACCGAATTTAATATTACAATCTTATGGTAGCGGAACGAATAACGGTACGGCTGGTTCCGGAGCGGCAGGCGGGAATGGTGGAGCGGCTCAAACAATAGCGGCAAAAGCGGATATGGGATGGGCAGGCGCTTATCAATTAGCAACATTTACAGTGGGGTTAGCCGGGGCAGCTGGCGGCGCTCAAACCGGAGCAGTGGGAACTTCAGTAACGGCGGTATGGAATACCATACCATTATCTCCGGGAGCGGGTGGAGCAGGCGTTAACACTGTAAACACGGGTTTTGCGGGTGGAAGTCAAACAATACAAGCCGAAATGGATCTCCCCGATTTTTCGATTGCATCGGCGGGACTACCGGCAGGTGGAGCAGCGGGAAGCGCAGCAGCAGCTGGAAATGGCGGCGGCGGTGCTCAGTTTTTTAAACCGTTTTTAATGAGCGGAGGAAGTGGCGGCGGTTCGTCAGACGGAAGTACAGGCGGCGCGGGTGGAAATGGCGGGATAGGTTGCGGCGGCGGTGGCGGTGGTGGTGGAGTTACGGGAGGCCGGGGCGGTGATGGTGGCGACGGTATAATCATAATAATATCCTGGTAATATGTACGGATCAGCAACAGATTTTCCTTTTTGGGCGCCGGGTACAAATGCCGACGTTCAAATATTCTCATGCCCCATGAATGCTATAACGCAGTGGCAAGAGTGGCGCAAGCCAAGAGGCGTGACTATGGTAAAAATGTTGCTTATTGGAGGCGGTGGAGGAGGTGGTGGCGGATTGACCGGCGCTACAACTACAGCCAGGGGCGGCGGCGCTGGCGGCGCTTGTTCAAGTTTATCAACTCATATTTTCCCGGCTATTTTTCTTCCCGATGTTTTAAAGGTTTCAGTTGGTTTAGGTGGAGCGGGAGGAACGGGATCGGGAGTGGCCGGATCAGCGGGAACAATTTCCTATGTAGCGACCGGAGTCGGATTAACAGCTGGCTCGACGATACCGAATATATTAGCTGAATCGGGCAACGCTGGTCCTGGTGGTGGCAACGCCGGAACAGGTGCCGGAAACGCGACGGGCGGCTCGGTCCCATCAATAGCAACGAAGGCGCGCCAGGGTTGGGCGCAAGCTTACTCAATTTCTACTTTCACGGTCGGCATAGTTGGCGCCACAGGTGGCGCGGCATCGGGCGGCGCCGGCACATTGATAAGCGCCGTTTGGAATTTAATTCCATTAAGCCCAGGAAGCGGCGGAGGCGGAGTAAACAGCTCAGGAACGGGCTTTGCTGGTGGCGTGGTTTCTCTTCAGGCGGCAATGGATTTTGCAGACGGATCATATACGCCAGCCTCGGCATACCTGGCTGGCGGCACGGCGGGATCAGGCGCTGTCGTTGGTGGGGCAGGAAGCGCCGGCGTTCAAAACTGGAAGCCCCTCATCATGACAGGAGGAAGCGGTGGCGGCTCAGCGGACGGCCAAGTGGGAGGAGCTGGTGGCAATGGTGGTATCGGATGTGGCGGTGGAGGCGGGGGTGGAGGAACAACCGGCGGTCGCGGAGGTAATGGGGGTAACGGACTCGTTGTAATCATTTCATGGTAACAAATATTTTATGCAATACCAAAGAGTAGGTAGTTGTGATATCGGGCAACCGATGAAACCAAAACCAAAAGTGGATAAGGTAGATAGAAAGCAGAAACTTGTATTAAATCATTAACCAATGAGCAACGCACAAAAACTAGCTGAGAGTATACCTGCTGAATACCGGAAAGAGATTGTTGAAATGAACATGATCCAGGAAGCAAAGGCACAGAGCACGGATCCATTCATGATTCATCTGTCAGTTATATACAGAAATTATATCGACGGAACATTTTCATTGGATTGTAATCTGTGTGCTGGCCGGTGTTTGGATGTATGGAAAGTAATGCTGCCGCATCTGGTTGAACTGGAAAAAAACAGCAATACGCTGGATAAGGTATGATGATTATTAACAAGTAAAATTTTCAAAATGTCAATAGTTGTAACATTAGTTGGCGGATTAAGAAAGATCGTCGTAAATGGCGGCGATGCTTATTTCGTCAGCCACAATGATAAGGGATTGATACCGAACTATACTGGCGATAAAGTATTGATATCATTGTTCGGTAGCCAGGCAATTAATTTCACTGATTTGACTAGCGGTGCGAATATCGGATTGGAATTAGCCGGTAATGGAAACTTTACAGGAAGTGCTGACGATTCAGTCACATTAGTTCTGTGTGAAATTGGCGGCACTCAACGATGGCGCGAAATAGCACGTAGCGTAAATTGAAGGAATGATTTGATTGCTAATAAATAGAATGACAACTATCCAGGATATATACGAAGGAGCCGAACGGCTGATCAACGAATTCATCCGAAAGGAAATGGTGGCGCAGGGCCATCACCTCACCGGTGCTATGGAAGATTCCCTGGAGTCAGACATCTTTAAAAAGAAGAAGGCTGAAGTGATGGAAGGGTTTGCCATTGATTACACCAAGTTTGTTAATGATGGCTTTCCTGCAGCCAGCGCATCCTTTAAACAGGTGCCTTTTTTAATTAAGTACTTCCAGCAGCGCGGCTATGATGAACAGAATGCAACAGCATTTGCTTTTGCGACAGTAAAAAAATGGATGAAAGAAGGAATGCCCACCCAGGCAAGTAAAAGATTTTCAACAACCGGCAGCCGGACTAATATGATCGAAAATGCATTTGTCGGTAATGAAGCAAAGCTCGATGATTATTTGACGGCTGGATTTGATTTCGTGGTGGAAGAACATTACAGGAAAGAAAAATCGGAAAAGATATGATTGAGAAGATTGTGATAATTAGCCTGTGGGTATTTGGATATTGCTGCACGTTTTGGGAAGGAATGATCTTCGGTAATATAGGAAATTGGCTAGATAAAACATTACCCTGGTGGATAGCAAAACCATTATATCAATGTTACATCTGCTCCTGCTTTTGGTGGGGCACAGTCATTTATTGGATCTTTTTGGGCAGCGATTGGAAGGAGTGGTTTTTGGTAGTCATAGCAGCCATGGGATTAAATGCAGTTTTAAGTAAGTTATTCAAAAAAGCATAATGGCAATACAGGCATTCATACAACAGCCCACTGAAAACAGCGTCCATGCCGCATACCGGCCGGTCGTTGTCCGCGTTTCAGCAACAGCAAACAATGGCGGTGGTGATATCCCTCCTGTTGTCTATTGTGATATTTATTTCAATGATATATTCTACAAAACGCTAAGCAAAACATTATATTCTTCACTTGGTTCAGGCAATAGCGAATGGGCTTTTGATATCCAGGATGCCGCACAGGAATTCCTTCAAAAATATATTGCACCGGTAGCTCAATCCACAATAGAAGAAGTAACAGGGATTATTTGCAAGGCCTTCTGCCGCATGCGCTGTTCCGGAATTAATGATGATGGATTTATTGAACAGGACGGAACTATCCCAGTGCAGGCAACCAGCAGCAGTGCCGCCACACCAGGCACAGGTTTGGAAACAAATGCTTTCTATATTGTAAATGGAACGCTGCAGCATACGGATGCACAGGATCTGATTACGCATTTAAGCTATTATAAAACCAGAACCTGGCTGCCTGATGTACATCCGTTATCGCACAGGATGGATGGGTATGCATTGGGACCAAATGACAGCGATCAATTCCCAATACTTGACCAAGGGGAAAGGTCCATCAGTAACATCCGTTTAAATTATAGGAACTGCAATCAAACAGAATTCGGGCAGGCTAGTATTTCGGCTGGTGCAACACCCTCCTGTAATGCTATTATTTCACCACCAACGGCGCAGCATAACCTTTCCGGTTGGCTGGTTAGCTGGAACCTGGTTTCCGGAGCCCCGAACAGGTATTTCGTATCTACGCCAGAAGTTTCCGGCGGTGCGCCACAGGAAGCATTTACTACACAATATCAGCTGCCTGAACTTTCAGTTGGTGATCACCTCGTCACCGTGAGGCCAATATGCTTAATTGATGGCGAATTCTTCCCGGGTACACCGCAAACGGTAAACATAACCGTTACAGCCTGTGTTGATCTTACATCCATTGCCAGCGGAATACCTGACGCAAATGAAGGCGTGGTTTATAATCATTCACTGGCTGTGGTTGGATCTACTCCGTTAGATGTATCAACAGGCACTAAACCTGCCTGGATGACAATAGCGGCGATAGGGAGCAACATTGTGCTCAGCGGAACGCCGGGCCCGGGCGATGTCGGAACTGGTATTGTAGTCGAATTTACAGTTACCAACTGCGGTGAACCTGTTTTAGACTTCAGCGAAACTATTGATGTGATAGCTGCTCCTGCAGGCGATGGAACGTTAACGATAACCAATGCAAGGCCAGGATCATCAATAACAAACGTCACACCTGTGTTCTGGGAAAACCAAGTTGGCAGCTTCCCGCTTGGAAACGGTCAATCAATCAATGCTGATATTGAGGATGAATTTATAGGAGCCGTCAGTGTGACAGTCACATTGGTTAGTGGGACAGGAACGTTGAGGCTTCTGGAAAACGGCAGCGCTATTGAATTTGTGGCAGTAAGCGGCAGCGGTACGTTCATTATACCATCGAATACTTACAGCCTTGGCAACACTTATTTAATTGTATTAACACCGTAACAATGGCAGTAAAAGCATACTATATACCCAATGGACCGGCAAATCTTGCTGCATTGTTTCCATCTATCGACTTTACACAGGTAGCAGAATATTTTGTGGAAGTATTAGAAGGCGATGAAGTAATCGCGACCACACCTATGAATAGAATATGCGGCTGTGAAGATGATGAAGATTGTTTTCGCATTCATTTTTTAAATGCCCTTGGTGCCATCGATGGCATAGATTTTAAAATGATTGAAAAGCTGCATGAAGCAAAGTCGGATACCTTTCAAAAACCAACTTCCTACCCGCTGATTAAAACCGATCACAGCCTTGGCCGGTTTAACGTAAAAAGTAACGACACTATTAAGGCCTGCTCAGTGGTTTATTATGAACAGCACATGGATTGGATCGATGAACTTTTTGATTCACCTGTTTCCTGGATTGAGCAGGTTAATATCCAGGGTCAGGGCGCCACATACAACCCAATAATCATTTCAGATAAAAAGAATTTGAAGGTAAAGCAGGAAGACCGGTATGTGTACCAGGTAGAAATTGAGTTTAAATTCAGCCACGAACGCTTTATCATTCGCAACTAATGCCAGGAAGCAAATACATAAAAGTCCTTATCGGTGGCCAGCAGGTCGACCTAAAATCAACGGAAGAATTGCCGGCTGCTATTAATTATAAGCTGGAAGATCCTGAAAACTTTCAATCAAAAAAATCAGCTGAAGTATTTGATCTGGAAATACCAGCTACTACTATTAATGATCAGATTGCAAATACTTTTCACAATCCAGGCATTGATGATAACACCCCAGGCCAGCAGAAAAGAAGCTTCCAATCTTTTTTAGTGGATGCAAACGGTTATGAACTTTTTAAAGGCAAGGCATTATTAAAAAATGCAAAACACGATAGCCTCCCAATTTCATATAATTATGATGGGTATGGTAATAACGGCGATTGGCTTGTCGCAATGCGGGAAACGCCACTTTTTGAATTACTGAAGAATTTATCCTTTACACTAACTAAGGAGCTCATAGAAGCCAGCTGGGCTTTCGATGGCACGGATGAAAACTTGCCTTATGTTTTCGCTCCGGTCCGTTATGGCCAACCAATGGAAACACTGGATGGCAAGGCTGACTTTAACATGACCCCTTTATATATGAAGCCGGCCATTTCAGTCTACTGGTTGCTTTATTGGGGATTCAAAAGCCAGGGATATCGAATTCAATCAGATTTTTTTGATACCAATTACTTCCGCAGGCTGGTAATGCCATGGACGTGGGGTAATTTCCTTTTCTCTGAAGGTACAAGGATGGACCAATTGGACTTCCTGGCAAAGACTTCTATGGAAGGCGGCGTTTTTTATTCCAATGATATGCTTGATCATATCGATGTATTTGCAGATAACGAAACGACGAACGGCGCCTTTGATAATAATGGGGTGTATGAATACGACCCGGTTAATTTTGAAATGAAGTGGACATATATAACCGGATTAGGGTATGGTCTACTGTCTGCCACATTCCACGTTCAGGCGTTCGTTGATGCAATAGCCACAGCAAACAGCGATGTTGAATTAACAATTGAATGGTATAAGAATGGCACATTGTTTAAGTCGGAGAAGTTTGTGGATCTGCATGCGCCAGCTGTTGGCAATCGAACGGATACTGGCCTTAAAGATGTTTTTGCAACTGTCGACGTGCAAGAAAACGATGTAATTTCTGCAAAGTTTTTCCTTCATTTATTTGATAGCGGCCTGGGACATGCAGAATTCAGGATTTCGATTGATGCCTTTGAATTGGATTATTTTAATATTCCATTGGGTGGGATCATCAACTTTGCTAATTACAACACCCTGAAGAAATATAAATGGATTGATTTTTTGGCTGGTATCGTCGATTCGTTCAACCTCACCATTCAAACAGATCCAATAAATAAAGTAGTTGTTATTGAGCCGATGCATCCTTATGCCCTTGACTACGACCAGGGATTGACGGATAAGGATGGTGGCTATTTTAACGGCAACCATTTAAATTGGGAATCAAAGCAGGATATATCAAAGGTTTCAGAAGTAAGCCTATTTAGCGACGCTGACAGGGAGCTGATGTTTAAATTCAAGAGCGATACCCAGGATGGCATTTTAAAGAAGGTCCAGGACAGGCACGGTATAGAACTGGCATCATCCAAATATGTTTTTGGTGACAGATTCAAGGCGGGCGTAAAAGAACATCAGAATAGATTCTTTTCTCCGGTTATGCATTGGCGGGCTGATCAGTGGGGAAATATAGGAGCCACACCGCAGTTGATAGTGATGATCCCGGAAAACGTAAGCAACACGTCTCGCGATGAAGCACAAAACACATTTAACCCGAAGCTTGCCTGGTATAAAGGTCTGGTGGATATGGGATGGGTATGGGATGGCGTTGAAAAGGATGATTTATCGCCACAGTTTCCGTATATGTTTGCAGTTAATTACTCTTCGCTTGGTGCGCACGACCCAATATTGAGCTATACAGACGAATGGACGGTTCATATGAGTGATGGCTTAGTGCCATCACCCGGATTATTAAGAAGGTTTTTTTTACAACGTATGGCTATCCTTCGCAATGGTCAATATTACGACACCTGGTTCCGGTTAAATAATC